CGCCAGATATAGCTCTTACAGTTTTGTGAAAAACTGAAGATGCACCTTCTGGAGCAGTGTGAATTCCTGTAGCACCTGTAATTTTGTAAAAATCTATATCTTTCGATAAAAATTCTACGCCATTAGGATTAGTAACGTCTTTACTTCCTGATATTACTGCCATTTGTTTTCTCCTTTTTATATATTAATAATACTTCCATTTATTTTAGGGTGCCCAGTAAGAACACCCTAAAAATCTTATTAAAGTTATTAGCGTGAATTACGCCGCTATTAGTGTAGATGCCGCTGTAACTGTTGCGCCTGATATGTCATAGTCGTTAGGACCAATTGTGTCTAACTGTCTAAGACGTCTTTGTAAATCAACTGCGTCAGTTTGCGAACCATCTACTATTACAGTCATTTTACCACTGTTGTCGTTTACAATGCTGTATAGTAACGGTTGTACTTCACCAAGGATAACTTCAATTGCTTCTCTAGCCGCATCATCTTCTGTACGAAGGTCTCCGCCTGCGTCAATCAAAAATGCACCTAGGTTAGCAGTACTTCTTACGCCGCCTTCAGGTAAAAAATTACCGAAGCCACTAGTTCTTGCTATTTTAGCCATTTGTTGTCTCCCTTAAAAATGATAACTCCCTAAAATTCAACGGACAGGTTGACATTAGTTCGTTATCCTTTAATTTAAGAAAAGATTTACAATATATGAATGAATGTGTTTAATCACTTTCGCCATCTTTTGTGTCTTCTTTTCTCGTTAATGGCAGTCTACACTCCGTAGACTGTGTATTGCAATTATTTAGTGCGAATGGGTGGAAAATTGTGTGTTATTATTACTTTCTTGGTGTTTTTAGGACTCTTTGATGTAATCCTTTTAAAATAGCTACAGATCCTGGACCTGCTTTAACAATATCGTCTATCATTTTAATTGCTGGAATATATGCACTAACTATTGTAGCTGGTATAGATTTTCCTGCCAATGCAAATTCTATAAATCTTTTTAATTGAACTATGCTTTTAGTACCAGTAAGATATCTGTACATAGCAAGATCTCTGCCTTGTATACCTATGTCAGGTACACTAATTTTAGGTTCATTGTCTTTAACTAATCCTGTTTCTAAATTTTTATCTGCAACTAATTTTTGTAAATGTTGTATAATATCACTATTTCTTAATTTTGCTCTAGCGGCATGAAGCAATCTAGTAACTGCTTTTTTACGATTTCTTTCAGTTAAACCAGTATAGTTTAATATGTCTCTTCTAATTGTTTTATAATCGCTGTTTCTAATTTTTAAAGCAGATTCTAAATTAGCAAATAATTGAGTCTCAGTACTTGTTAATCCACTTGCTATTTTTGATAGGTATCTGTTTAAAGCCATCGTAGGAAGTGTAGTAGCTTTTCTTTTTGCCATAGCACTTTTAGGATCTTTTAATTTGTCCATTGCTTTTTGATCACCTGTAACAAAATATATAAAATTGTATAGGTCAGTGCCATTCATTCTAAAATTTTTGTAGCTAGAATACGTTGTTGTACTTTTAGCATATGATTTTGCAAAATGTTTATATGTTTTGTATTTGCTTAATAGTTCTAAAATTAGGACAGTAAGATATAATCTTTCACTGCAATCAGTATAAGTTAATATTCTTTGATCAGCAGAATTACGAGTCATTCTCGCTTCATATATTTCACTAATAAATGGAACTCCAATTGTATCTAACATTAATTTATTACCTCATTTAAAGCAATTATCATTTTATCTCTTTTAGGAGATTTAAAACATTGTACAAGTTTTTTGTGTGCTGTAATATGATCTTCGTGTGTAATCCATACTTTATTATCTTTTGCATCTGTTCCACCAATGCTTTCTGGAAGGATCCAATGTTGGACTGTACTTTTACCTTTTCTTTTTCTAGGTAGTGTTTTAATCCAACCTCTATATCTGTCGTACTTTATACACATTTTTAATTCGCTAGTGCAACGTTTGCCGTGGGTCCTGTTTTTGGGCCACCTTTAATAGCGGGAGGTCGAGACTTTCCAGAAGGTTTAGGACTCCAAAAACTAGGTTTAGGTTTCTTTCTCTTCTTTTTGTATTCATCAACTTGTTCTTCTTGGGCACCACCATCATCTACGTTCATATACATTTGTCCAAATAGTGTTACCATATCTGGTGCTCCTAAAAATTTAGCAAGAGTATTTGATCCTTGTACATCTTTAGTAAATTGCAATCTTAATGCTGGTTTAATTTGATTGGATGTCATTAAATTTCTTAACATTTGGGCTTGGACTACTGTAACTCTAAACTGTTTATTATCATCTGTAGTTATAGTGTCTACCGGTTTAGGATTGCCTTGACTGTCTAAAACTTTTCCTAATTGATTGAATAAAGAGTCTTGTTTAAAGTCTTTATCATATGCCGGTTCACGGTCCGCTGGGTCTCTAAATTCATTAAATCTCATATTATTCTCCTATCTTGTATTTATTGCTCTGTTGGCTTGAGTAAACCCTGATCTTCTAACTAGTTTTATACCGCCCAAAACATATCCTTCCCCGCCTGGTTTTCCATTTATAGATGCTTGGACATCTCCAGGTGCAGAATCTAATTGTGCTATAATATTGTCTTTAGCATTCATTATACCAGTAACAGTATTCCAAAGTGCTACAAAGCCATTTATATTTTGTTTTATATATTCTATAATTTTGTTTTTCTTAGGTTCACTAACTGCACTAGTTAATAACCATCTAGAAAAGTCACTACCTAAATTTTGAAGTCCTTGGTCAACCTTTGCGTTAGTATATGCATATAATATTTTAGGTAGATCAGTTAGTTTCATACTAGCTAATTTGTTTTTGTCTAATAAGGCATCTATTAAAGTAGCATTTTGACTTACTACATTTTTTATTTTGTTTAATGCGTTGGTATCTACACCTACTTTCTTGTTTACAGTTGTTGGGGGAATTACAAATAACCCCTTGCCGTGGATATATCTTTCAAGGTCTTTAATTTGTGAAATTTGTCCTTGTTCGCTCATCATATTATGAACTACAACGCCTGCTTTACTTTGTCCTATCTTTTTACCTAGTTCACTATCTACGTCTACACTATATTCAACTACATTGGGTTTGAAAATATATCTGCCATCAGTTTCTAAAGGTGTTGTAAAATATAACATATCACCATTAAAATAACCTTGGAATGTATTTGGTATTGCTTTTGCTACAGTTTTAAAAATAGGAACAATTTTATCTGCGTAGGCTTTATATGATTTTGTTTTTGAAGGATTTTTCTTAGCTCTGTTGCTAATCATTCCTTTTAAGTCAGCAGAGTTTGTTGCTCTGCCATCATATCCTTGTGCATGAAATCCACTTTTGTCTGTAAAAATAAATTCCCCATTAGGATTTCTTCCAAACACTACTGCTGGAGAACCATCCCATTTAATTGTAAGGTTACTAGTATTTTTAGCCAATCCTTCTAATTGTCTTATGGCGTTTAAGGCTCCTCTACTACCATTCCAGAAAACAAGGTCTTCAGCATGGTCAATCCTGCCTCCTGTTTCCATTATGGGTGTCTTGCACTTACCAGATACTTTTTTAAATTCTACTAATTTCATAAGTTAAAATTCATTTTTGTTAACATACCTTTAAACCACATAGGGCTTCCTTCAATAACGTGTTCAGGCATTGTTTTTCCAATTTTTGCAAGACTATCTTTAAAGTCTGCAACTAATTCGTTATAATCAGATGCACCTCTAATCATTTTGTGAATATTTTCTACACTATCAAGATCAGATCCTTTAGCATTTCTGCCTAACAATAAACTTGCTATTTGATTAGGTTTTTTAGATACAGGTTCGTTTGTATCTCTCTTTAATAAACCGTTCTTGTGACTCCATTTATATCCTCGTGCTTTAGAAATACTAGCAATGAATACGTGTCTGTCTGCACCAGTATAGTTGGACCCCGGAGCTGAACCTTTCAGACTCCAGGACATCCAATTTGGGTCACCGAACATTAAGTCAGTTTGTACATATCCATTTTTAACATTACCACTAATAGGTGTTTTAAAATGAACACTTATACCACTTTTCTTAATCCATTTTGACGGGTCTTGCTTATTAGCTTGAGCCCATTGCGTCAATTTTGATACTAATTGGTCTTTTGTAATTTTAGATTGATCCACAGCAACATCTATATCTCCACTTGTAGGAGAAAGTCCTGTAGTTCCTAATTTGTTTGATTGTAAAGATAAACCTGTAACTTTTTCTAGCCAGGCAATTGTTGGTTCTACGTCTGCTTGATTAATTCTTTGTGTGGCAGGTTGTCCAGTGTCAAGTTTGAATATATTTCCACCTTCATTAAGATTCATCTTGCTTACCCTCAATGATCTTCTTAATGCCTACTTTGAATTTTTTAGATTCACCATTCTTAATAGAATTAATAAATCTTCTTTCTAATTCATGGGCCTGATCAGGAGGATAATTTCTATTGATGACTTCTAACAGGTTAACAGCACTTTCTATTATGTTGCTACCTGTAGTCTCAAGAAATGCTTCAGTATCCTTTACTCTATGAATACTATGCAAATCATCTAAAATTGATCTCGTTTTCTTTTTCATTTACCTGTCCGTTTGACCCTATTAGCAGTATTTACCGCTTTAATGGTTATTACACCACCGGATCAAGAGTACTTTAATTGTATTATTGAGGTTATTTTGTTGGAGCTGGGTGATTATTAGGATCTTTTTGACAGCTAGGGTCTGCAGGTGCGAAAACACATCCGATTACTTCGCCTATTAAACCTATATTACCTATGTTTGACTTTGGGGACGTATTTGTAAGGCTAGTAGCTATTGGTGTAACACATCCTTGGAGTAATGTTAAAAACATTACCCCTATGAAAAATAGTAGCCAGGTTTTATTAGAAAAATCCATTATTGGGGTCCTAATTCTTGTTCCAGATCCATATTAAGAATAGGTTTGTTACCAGCTTCAAGCCATTGTTTCCATTCAACGAACGCTTTTTCATTTAAACAATGAATCTCACCTCGAGACTCGGGAAAGGTTTCTGTAAAATATTCTCTTACCATAGGAGCCGCATTATTGCAGTTCTCCATACTATTGTAAGTAGACTCTTGCCAGACTCCTTGGCAATCTACACCTACACAGAATATTATTATCATAAAAATTTTTTCCATTTTATTTCTTTCCTTCGCTCACTAATTTATTTACGGTTAAATTCCGCAAAGTTAAATGGCTATAAAAGTTAAGTGAGTTTATTTCTTGCTAGTCAGTTTGTTGATGAGTTCGAACGCAACCTTGACTTTTTCCTCAAGCACTTTAATTCGATAATGCGATTGTGCTAGTACAATAATCAGCATTATGAAAGCCACAAAGATAGGCCATAGTCTTGATACAATTAATAAAGTGTCTGCGTCCATTAAAGCTATTTATATCTAGAAATACAAGGATTATTTAGGTATGGTATATACCTTTATAGGTTCGGATTTGCCCTTTACAGTAATACTATCAATGTATTCAAAGGGGAAGACATCCTCTATTCCACATCTTGTATTCTCTGAAACTATCAATGTTTTACCTAATGTTTTGCTAGAGCTTTCTAAACGTGATGCAAGATTAACAGCATCACCTATAACAGAATAGTCAAATCGTTGATTAGAACCCATATTACCTACTAGACAAGGACCAGTATTGATTCCTATGCCTATATTGATTTCAGGCAACCCTTCTGCAGTTAATTCCTCATTTAACCTAACCAATTCTGTTTGCATCTGTTCTGCTGACATTATTGCTAACATTTGATGATCTTTATTTTCTAGTGGGGCATTCCAAAATGCCATAATACAATCGCCCATAAACTTATCTATTGTTCCACCATTAGCAATAATAACATTGGTCATCCTTGTTAAAAATCTATTAATTAATTTTGTAAGTCCTTCAGGGTTTGTTTTATACTTTTCAGATATAGGAGTAAAGCCACGTATATCAGAAAACATAAATGTCATTACTCTTGCTTCTCCTCCAAGTTTTAATAGTGAAGGATCTTTTTGTAGTTTCTTAACCATATCAGGTGCAAGGTAATGTTCAAACTGTCTTTTGATTTGTAATTTTAATCTGTTCTCACGTGCAAAGTTATTATATATTAAGTGTCCCCAAACTATGGTAACAATTACAACAGGTGTTAACCATTCTGTAAGATATAGATTTGTTGTCCATAGAACAGCACTTGTTCCAATAACAATACTTAGATAAACTATAATAGGTACAAAACTCCATAGGACGCCGAGTCTCGGAATTATTAATAAAAATAAAATGCCTCCTAATATAACAAATGCCCATTCCATTTTTTCTAGCCAAGCAGGTCTACTAATATATTTTCCTGACAACAATGTTTCAGTACTAATAGCCATTATCTCGTGTGTGTTTTTTAAACCATTAGGAGTAGTAACAAATGTTGAACCTTTAAACGTAGTACCAATAAAAACTATTTTGCCTTTCATTGCCGACCAGTCTTTATCAGTAAAATCTATTCGTGGAATATGATGACGGAAGTCGATCCAAATATCATTTTTTGCTTTAGAAGGAAAACTGATTACTTTTAATACTACTTCTGGTATAGAATTTTCAAGAGGTAGTTTTCTTATAGTGCCATCTATATCAACAGGCACACTTACATTACCTACTGCAAGAGCTTTTCGTTCAATACTGAGTATGTTTTTAACGTCATTAGTTTCTGTAAGGATGACTGGATACCTTGAAATCATTTTAAGAAACATTTCATCGCCCCCTAGTCTATCTTTATGTGCAAATACGACTTGAAGTACTACTAACGCCGCGCCATTACGATAGGCATTAACTATTACTCGTCCTATGTTATCTCTTTTCCAAGGCCACTGTCCACTTTTTGTTAAAGCGTCATCAGATATATCTAATAAAATTAAGCTCTTTGAATCAAGATGTTGCCCAAATTTTTGATAAGAATCAAACGTGGTCAGTTTTGCTGACTGTATTGGTGTCGGGTCTGCCCATTTAATGAGTAAAAGTATCAACAAAGTGATACAAACCGTCCATTTGCTTGTCAAAATTTTTGTCATAATAGTATAATATTTAAGCCACAATTAACAGCCAGTTTATCTGATTGGTTGTGCATAAATATTACTATTAATAGAATTTGACCAATTTGAGGAGTACAATGAAGGTTTTAGCAATTATATTACTATTTTGCTTTTTGGCGACTGGTATAAACGCCAGTGAAATAGGTTTTAAGTTTCATAGCCCATCTTTTAGTGGAGAGGGTAAAAGTTCACACTATTTGACTATTGAAAACATAGAAAAAACAAGAAAAGATGCTATAAAAGCCGCTAACAAAGCCGCGGCTGAAAAGGCAGAACAAGATGCGAAGAATACTGCTGTTGCAAAATTCAAAGCAAATTTAGAATCAAGATTTTATACGGCTTTAGCAAAACAAATTACAACAAACGTATTTGGTGCTGATGGATTACAACAAGATTCAGGTACATTTACATCACCAGTTGGTGGAGAAGTTGTAACTTGGACTACACCTGCAAGTACTGGTAATGTGGTTATTACCGTGACTGAAACAGACGGTACAGTAACAACATTTACAATGCCGAAGGAAGATTAATAATAATGTTTAAAAAATTAGCAATTATATTTTTAGCAACTTTATTTCTGGCTAGTTGTGCGGGTAAACCAGACTTTGATTTTAGAACTCAAAAGCCTGTGGCAAAAACATTTTTAGAGGTTCCTGTATTAGATGGTGATCCAGTTATAATTGCTGTATATGATTTCTTAGATATGACAGGGCAAAAAAAGCCAGGTGGCAATTTTGCATCAATGAGTACTGCGGTTACTCAAGGTTCATATCAACTTTTAATTAAAGCATTACAAGATGTTGGAGAAGGCAAATGGTTTAGAGTTGTTGAAAGAGCAAGTCTACCAAGCCTATTACAAGAAAGAAAACTTATTAGATCAACAAGACAAATGGCAGATGGAGATAATGCAGAACCATTACCAGCATTATTATTTGCTGGTGCTTATATTACAGGTGGTATAGTAGGTTATGATTCAGATACTAAATCAGGTGGTATAGGTGCAAGAATTTTAGGCGTACAAGCAAATTCACAATACAGACAAGATGTAGTTACTGTTATTTTAAGATTAGTAAATGTGCAAACAGGTGAAGTTGTTATATCAACGACAATTGAAAAAACAATATTCTCAACAGGAAAAGGTGCAGACATATTCAAATACTTTGATGCTGATACAATGTTATTAGAAACAGAAGCAGGAGTGGCAAGAAACGAACCAGTAACTTTTGCTGTAAGAAAAGCAATTGAAGCCGGCGTTGCAGAAATTATTAATGTAGGTGCTAAAAAAGAATTATGGAAAATTGTACTGCCACCTGAGCCAGTAGTTATTGAAGAATCAGATGCAGAGGTTGTTACTAAAGAAGAAGTAAAAGTAAATTTAGAAGTAGAACAAACAATAGTAAAAATTAAAACAAGAGAAGAATACCTAGCAGAGAAGAAAGCTAAAAAACTTGCATTATTAGAAGAGAAGAAAGCAAAGAAAGAAAAAAAATTAGCAGATGCAAAAGCTAAAAAAGAATTATTGTTAGCAGAAAAAGAAGCTAAGAAAGCCGCATTGTTGGCTGAAAAACATTTAAAGAAAGTTCAAAAGAATGAATTAGCTTGGTATAATAAAGCTAACGGTACAGATTTTAAAACGTATTCAGAATATCAAGGACACTTAAAAATGTTATTAGCATTTGATTTAAAAGCGTCTCAGGAAGAAACACGAAGAGCGAAGATTCATGCAATGTTAAATGAAACGAAAGCCGCATTGGAGGTCAAAGATGAGAGTATTATTATTGACACTAATACTGTTACTAGCAACGACGATTAATTGCTTTGCAAGTAATAAAGTTTATATCCAACAAGATAATCAAACAGGTCAGAGCATCTATATAAAACAAGATGGGGCAAACAATACGTTTGGACTCAATACATCTAATCCTTTTAAAATTGACGGAAATAATATTACTGTTATTATTAAACAAATAGGGAATTCAAACGTAACTGATAATTCGTATCATTTATCTTTTAAAGGTACTAATATGACTCTTGATTATACAGCAATTGGTAATTCTAATAAATTAAGATTTGATATAGATGATACAGATGCTACTGGTTTTTATTTAGATCATGATATTACAGGTAATTCAAACATAGTAGATTATGATACTTGGACTGATGATTCAGCAAATTTCAACGTTGACTTAGATATCTATGGAGATTCAAATACTTTTTGGGTTCGTAATAAAGGTGACAACCATTTCTTATATGTTCGTATGGCGGGAGATTCAAATGATGTACAGTGGTACAGTACAGCAGATTCAGAAGGATTTAATACAAATGCCAATAAGGCAATTGGTCCACAAACAGCTTCGCATAGTCAGTTTGCAGATTCATCAGGTAGTGAAGGTGCATCAATTGACGTTTATATAGTTGGTGATTCAAATAGATTACACACTTCATCATATGGCACGGGCAATTATCAACTTCATGATATTATAGGTAGTTCAAATATTTTAGATATTCATTCTAGTTACACAGGTTCTGATACTGATCCATATGGAGATACTATGTTGATACTAGGTGACGGCAATTATTTGAGAACGTACATATCAGGAGATGATAATACATTAGGACTACATATGGCAGGCGGAAATAATACTGCTAGAATTTATATCTATACAGATGATTCAAATATAAATTTTGCTCAAACAGGTGGAAGTAATACAGCTCACGTTACTGTATCAGGTGATTCAATTTACGATTATACATTAAACTTTACACAAGACGGTTCAGATACTTGTACATATTCGTACAATAGAAACGAACAATCCGGCAATCTTACTCAAAACGTAGCCAACGGGTGTTAATCATGAAGAAGTTCTTCTTTGTGGTATCCTTCTTAATACTATTTGTAACTAATGCCTTCGCTATAAGTGTAGGTGAAGTTAAAGACAAAATGGGTTCTACGTTCAATGAACGTGGAGGAAAAACTTATAAAGTTGTAGCAGGCTATCTATTAGAAATGAATGACTTTCTCCAAACAGGAGAAGATGGTGCTATGAACATTATATTCGTGGATAATACAAAAATTACTCTTGCACCCAATACAGAATTTTTAATAGATGAATTTTCTTTTGACACAACAGTTGTACCAATAGAAATTGCAATGAACGTATCAATTAATGTAGGAACTTTTACTTACGAATCTGGAGAAATTTCTAAATTAGCAGGTGATGTTGAAATTATAACACCAACAGCTTCAATTACAGTACAAGGTACAGCATTTTCAGGAACAGTTGCTACAAGTGGTGTTACTACAATTACATTACTTCCTGATTCTACAGGAGCAGTAGGACAAGTTACAGTTTCTAACCCTGCAGGTTCTCAAACAATAACTCAAGTATACACATCAGTAACAGTTGTTGGTGATAACTTGGCACCTAAAGCACCATCTCCATTAGATAATTTTGAGAAAAGGAATTTATTTGATTTAGATAGTGTTGAAGATGATATTAAAGATAAAGGTGATCTTCAATTTGATAGAAAAGAAAATAACGAATTTTTAGAAAACGAAAAAGAAGAATTTGAATCTAATGAGTTGCTAGAGCAAGAAACTTTAGAAGTAGAAATGGATGCCAAAGAAGCTAATGATATAGAAGAACAAATTGTATCAGAAGAATTAACAATGGAATCAGATACATTAACATCAGACGCTACGGTACAAGTTGATGAGTTTACAGAACAATCAAGTGAAATAGATACAAGTTCTACTCAAGATATAGTAATAGATGAAGTAGTAGAATCAGACATAGATACATCTTATTATGATGAATGGGAAGACGATTTAAAAGATTGGGGTTATATAGATGATGACAATCAAATATCAGTATGGGACGCTGAAGGTGAACAAACTATGGATTGGGATGATGCTAAACAGATGTATGCAGAAATGGACCAAGCATACTTTGACGCAATAGGTTGTTCAGATTGTACGTGGGACACAATTAATTGGGATTCTATAAATTGGGATGAAGTTAATTGGGACGCTTACATGGAAGATTATAACGACCTATTAGAAGATTATGGTTTAACGGCTTATGATGCCGCGGTAGAAGATAAATCTGAAGAAGTTGAAGACGACGCAACATCTACTGTGGAAGGTTATACTTGGGAAGACTTTGATTTATCAAATGACTATTATAATAATTCAGATTACATAGCAAACGGGGGTCCACCTACTTTAACAATAGAAAATTATTGTAATTACAATGGCTATGGTAGTGATTGGTGTAATCAAGAATATTTAGATTACTTAAATGACTGGTATACAGATGACTGGAAGTTGTTTAAAAATTATACTTCATGGACAACAGAGTCTAAATCACTTTTCAACAAATGGTATGGTTGGTGTTGGGTAAGCAGTTATAAATGGGAAATGTGTGATGGTCAACCTGCTCCTTGGGATATGCCAAGTTTAAAAGACAAGTATATTGCTGATTGGACTTGGGACGATTGGGATACCTATTATGATTGGCTTTATGCTTGGTGGTACTATGGTGAGTATGAAGAAGATGATGGTTCAGTATCATTAGAAGAAGAGTATGGTTATGAAGATGACTATGATCAAGATTTAGAATTAGAATTATGGTTAGCGGATATTGACAATGAAGACGATTGTGTTAATTGGGGTTACTATTGGGATAGTGCAAATTCAGCCTGCGGTACAGAATGGGTTGACAATAGTGAAGGAACAACTGTAACAACAAGTGGTGAAGTTATTAACTATGAAACAGGAGAGATTACTCAAACTGTAACAAATTCATCAGGAAGTACAACACAAACAGGAAGATATACAACAGGTAATAATACAAATGATGCTACTGCAAGTACGAGTGGAGATTATTCTATTGTAAACAGAGAGCATGGGGATCATACTGCATATATAAAATCTGAAACATCCGAATCTGCAGATATTCAAATAGTTCAAGAAGCAGAAACTCAAAATATAACAATTGGTGCAGATTCTACTAAACCAGAAGTAACTATTATTCAAACAGATTAAATTATCTTTCTTGTAAGGCTTGTCCTATACTATTATGAAATGGTGTAGTAACATAACTTAATATTGTTCTTTCACCAGTTAGTATAAAAATTTGTACTTGTATACCAGGTACTAGTGTATAATCAATACTACCTGAAGTAAACTTTTGTTGTTCAAGTTCTAATTCTATTTCGTACCAAGTACCTTGTTGTGATTGTACAGCATCAGGTGATATAGATATTATTGTTGCATCAATAGGTCCAAATTTTAATTGATCTTGATTAGCAAGTTTAATTTTTGCTGATTGTCCTAACTTAATGTATCCTCTATCTTTAACAAATAGTTTGCCTGATACAATTAACTTTTGATCTACAGGTACTAGTAACACTATGGTTTCACCTTTTGTAACTACTGCCCCAGGGTTTCTATAATTTAAAGTTTGTATTCGTCCATCTATATTAGCAATCACATTATAAGGTTCATAGCCTACACCCGGATTAATAATAAGAATTACATCTCCTTTTTTAACTGAATCACCTTGCTTAACTTTTACTTCAATAACTTGTCCATTAACCATTGTGTCTATAGAAGTAAAATTACTTTCAGGTACAACATATCCTATTGCTTGAGTAGTAATATCTACTTTAGCAAACCACATCCATAACATAAATGTTACAAATAAAGTTGTAATTCCTAAAAAGAA